TCGTCTTGCGAGTTGATGATGGCCTGGGCTTTTTGATACAGCGTGGCCGCGTCTGAGCGGCCCATGCGGATCAGCGTGTGCAGGACGGGGTAGTCGAACCCCAGGTTATTGAACCCGACCATGCGGGCATCCGTATCCTTGAGATACTGGAGAAACGCGACGATGTCGCGGGAATCGTTGCACCAGTCGCTGATCTCAAAAGACCAGCGTAGCGGCGCTTGTGCGTGCTCCACTGCCAGCGTGAAAACGTTGGGATAAGTTTCGATGTCGTACACATAGTCGTTACTCATTACGGTTACTCGATAGGGTGGAGGCGTCAATTTGGGCTTCAATGAACCACGGGCGAAAGCCAGAAAAGTCCGTGGGTCGCCATCCTCGAATGCTGGCTTGACCGCCCCCAGAAACTTACTGGCTCATCATGAAGGGCGGCAGGCCCGCAGGAAACGGCGCAGCAGGCATCGCAGGCGCACCTTGAGGCGCACCTTGAGGCGCAGCACCGAACATTCCAGCCGGAGCAGTCGCAACCGCACCGAATAAGTTAGACGCATCGACGGCTCCTTCACCGAAGGCAACATCATCACCAGCAAACTGAACAGCGATCAGGTCGCAGCGGATGCCGCGGCCATGCTTGTTGTCTTGCAGCCAAGGCTTGACCGCAGCGTTGACCCGACAACCACCGTACATCTTGCGGGCGAGCTGCTGGTAGGCCATCGTGTTGGTCGGGTCGATGGGCTGGCCGTCAGCCTGGATCATCTGAGGCTGGGAGTCTCGGCCAGCAGTGATGAACACATGGCCAGCGTAGCCGTCGTAGGGCTGGAAGGTCTTCTTGTTGACCTTCTCCTCACCACGACCGTAGCAGCGGGTCTTGCGGTCGCCTTGGACCATGCCCATTACCGTGTTGGCGTGCTCTTTCCATTTGTCCAGCGCCAAGGCGCCGTACTTCTGCATGAACTGCTGGAAGCCAGGATGGTCCTGCGGCATGATGAACTCGCAGTTGTACGAGATGCGCTCTTTACCAGTCTGCTCGTTAACCTGGCGCTGGGGTTCAGCGAGGTGGGGGAAAGACAGACGGACGTTAGACAGAAAAATGATATCGGACATTACAGTTACTCCAGTTTAAGAAAGCCACGAGGGCAGGGTTTCAACTGCGCTAAAGAGTGGCGCAGCATTGAGAACGACAGCCGGTCGGCCATCGGATTCGGGGACGACGGTGAGTTTGCCGGCCATCTTGACGACGTACTCGGTTTCCATCGTCTTGAGTTGCCGGTCAGTCAGTTGCACCTTGGTGCCGTCGCGCTTCTCCCAGGTCAGCTTCTCGGCCTTGGCTGGCGTGACCAGCTTCGTCTCGTAGATCGCGCCCTTGGGGATGCCCATCTTGACCAGCTTCTCGGCCATCTGCTCCTCGGGCAGCGCCCAGGTGCGTGAGCCACGTCCATTGACCAGCTTGAGGCCGGGGATGGTTTGGCCGGCTTGCAAGCGGCGCAGGGCTTCAGCTTCGACCCCTTCGAGTAACTGACGCATTAGCGGAGCAGCCTCGAGGATTTGTCTGATCTGAGCGTCATCCATTGTCGATGGATCTTTGTCGGCAGATTGCTGCGCGACATCCAAGGTTTGGCTTACAACGGGTTGGAACATGATTCCGACCTCCTTCATTACGTTACTTGCCAGCGCGGCGCAGGAGCCTTTGGCGCGGCAAAACTTACATTGACTGTCACCCGGAACAAGCGGCGCATCTGGTTTGTCAGTTGCAGCAGCTTGCACCACGATTGTACCAATGTTGCTCAACAAGTCACTAACCGATACCTCATGCGAGGTGATCGGGCTCATGCCTCTGAGCGCCAGCTTGGGCTGGATGATGGTCATACGGATTGTCTTGACCGGGTAGCTGCCGTTGATGGGCAGCTTGTAGCCTGCCAGCACCCCGTAGGCGTACTGTTCAAGCTGCATGTTGCCCTCGGCCTCCACCACACCCATGCCGTCTTTGTAGTCGATCAACTCAAGGGTGTCGCCACCGATGATCTGAACGTCCACGGTGCCCGACAGGTCGTCCCGGCCCAGCAGGTAAGCAGGATCGACATGCGTCTCACTGATCACTTCGCACAGACCGTTGTACTCAGCGGCACGCTGATCGATGTAGTCCAGTGCAATCTGCACACGGGCTGCACGTTCAGCGTCTACGATGAACTCACCGTCATGATCAGTCAGCGTTTTGCCGACAAAGAAGTCGGCTTCGGTAACGCGCTTCAGGCACTGCTCGAGCAGCGTGTGACTGTGGGTGCCGTCAATCGCAGCCGGACTGCTGCGCTCATCGGGGTACTTGGCCTCCTCGCGGATCGAGCCTGGGCACAAGGCCCAACGATGCCGTTTGGAGGGTGACAGGTTAGCGTGGGTGCTCATTCAGCCACCTCAACGGTTGGCACAGTGCGCCATTGAAAGTCTTCAGGGTCCGTCGGATCGATCCATTTTTGCTGAAGAATCAACTTCACTGGACCGGGTGTGACTTTTTCATATGATTTTTCAATATAGGTGTACTGTTTAACAAACCGGAGATCAGCGGTTGGTGTTTTGTACACGGCGTTTTGATTAATCGTCATGATTCCCTCGCTTTCAACATAGCATCGGCGAACGTGTACGCAATAGAAGCAGCGACTTGTGGTGTAACACCGTCCAGTGGAACCATCGCCTGCATCGCCTTGGCTGCGAAGTAGTCCCTGAGCGTCATGCCGGACCGCTGCTCGGGCAGCGCCCGTTCAGTGGGGAACGCTGGGCCGCCGCTCATTTCAGCGCCTCAACGCCAGCAAACAGAGCACCGTAGTGCTCGGGCTTGATATCGTTGATGTTCTGGTAGCCCAGGCTGGTCAGAACATTTTGAATCTGGGCACCCTTCTGGGGGCCAAGCGCCTTGTAGGACGACATGACGTAGTCAATCAGCCCCTTTGGGTCGCTAAACGGTGCGCCAGTGGGAACTGGAGCCGGGGCCGGAGCTACAGGTGCGAAGCTAGGCGGCGCGGGCATCGCCACCACAGGAGCGGCCACTGGGGCTGGCACAGTCAGCGTCACAGAAGCGGCGGGGGCTGCGGAAGTAATGACTTGGGGCGCAGGGGCTGCTACATTGCTGGACTCCAGTTTGGCAGTCAGGGCAACCACAGCAGCGGTCAGAGCATCAATCTTGGCTTCGAGGGACATAAAGATTTTCCTTACGGTTTACAGGGGGGATGATGGAGAGACGGTCTTCAATGAACGCCTCGATGATTTCACGAAGTACGCTCGACGGTTGCCCGTACTTGCGTGCCTTGGCGTGAAACTTGGTGCGTGTACTGCCCGCGACTCGCACGGTCAAGAACACAGATTTGGGTGTGGTCATCGCTTAAATTCCTCACTTCGATGCTTGCAATCGTAGCACAGGTGAGGTACGATGTGCAACAGGTCAGGTAAAAAATTTTGGAGCGACAAATGACAAGCGGAAAAAGAAACGCCCCGGGGGTTAGCCGGGGCGATCAAGAGGGTCTGATTAGGAGACTGTCGGCAACTGCGATCACCAACGGGCCAAGTGTATGACAGCTTTACCAAACGTGCAATCGCATCCGGCATCAGTTGACGCCTATATCCGGCACGGCTGGAGCCTTGTGCCCATCCCACCGGGCACCAAGGGGCCGCGCACTCCTGGCTGGAACCTCAAGCCTAACGCCCTGAAGACGCAGGGCGATCTGCCCCAAGGCTACGGCATCGGCCTAGCTCATGCGTACAGCGGCACGATGGCTTTTGACATCGACGACTGGGGCATCACGGTGGCTCAGGGTATTGACCTCGATGCGCTCTACGCCGCCCCTGACGCGGTGATCGTCAACAGTGGCCGCCCGGGCCACGGCAAGCTGCTCTATCAGATGCCCTTTGGGTTGGCGCTGCCGAGTAAAAAGATCATTGTGGACGGCGTGACCGCCTACGAGCTGCGCTGCGCCACGGCCAACGGTCTGACGGTGCAGGACGTGTTGCCGCCGAGCATCCACCCTGACACCAAGCAGCCCTACACCTGGGCGGGCGATGGCAACTGGATGCGCCTGCCTACGATACCGCAGCAGCTGCTTGACATCTGGCAGAGTTTATTGGAATTCGATAAGGTTCGTAATATCGGTATAGAGGGCAATGTTGACGCTTCGTGGGAAGAGATCCAGCAGGCGCTCGAGTTCATCAGCCCCGACTGCCCCCGCGAGGACTGGATCAACGTAGGCATGGCGCTGCACTGGGCCGGCACCCAGCTCGATGAGCTTGACCAGGCGCTGGCGCTGTGGAACGACTGGTCGATGCCCTCGGGCAAGTACCCCGGCGAGCGGGAGATCGTCAAGCAGTGGATGTCGTTCAAGACTGACAAGGTCACAGCGGTGAAGCTGGGCACCTTGTTTCACATTGCCCGCAAGGCCGGCTGGGTCCGTCCTACACCGGACGCCAGCGAGTTGTTCAAGATGGTCGAGCAGGCACCCATGCCGCCGACGGACATCATGCAGAGCCTGCGGCCTGCGCCGCCGGAAATGGACCTGTCTTTGTGGCCCGCGGTGCTTCAGACCCGGGCGCAGGAGGTCAGCGATTCGGTGGGGTGCGACCCTTTGGTCCCTTTGTTCGCTGGCTTGGCCGCTGTCTGCGGGGTCATTGACGCCCGCACCCGGCTCGAACTCATGCCGGGCTTTCGTGTGCCCCCGGTGCTGTGGCTTATGACCTTGGGTGAGCCAGCGGACAAGAAGTCACCCGGTAGCCGGCCCATGCTCTCCCCGCTCAAGGACATCGAGGCTGAGGACCGGCCGCGATATCAGAAGGAACTGCTCGAGTGGGAGGGCAAGGAGGCGGCATACGCGGGCGCCAAGAAGTCGTTTCTCGAGTTCAGCGCCTCACCTGACGCCATGCTTGGGGGCCAGCCCCCGGCGGTGCCCGAGATGCCCCCGCAGCCCGTGGCGGTCAAAATCACCGTGAGCGACATCACCAGTCAAAAGCTGGTGCGCTCGGCCGCTGACCGGCCTAGGGGGTTGCTGTGCCATCTGGACGAGATGAACTCGTGGGTGCGCAAGTTGACCGATAAGACGACAGGTGAGGACCGCAGCGCCTGGGTAGTGTCTTACGAGTCGGAGCGTTACGAGATGGACCGGGTAGGGGCTGGCTCGATCCATGCCGAAAACCTGGCCGTGAGCATTTACGGGAACATCCAGCCTACGGTTTTTAGGCAAAGCCTACCCTCTCTCGCAGCGGATGGCCTGTTGCAGCGGTTTATACCCGCTGTTCTGCGCGGCAGCAAGACGCGCCTGGGTAACCCCATCCCCGAGTACATGACAAGTGCGGCAGGGTGGGAGAACCTGCTGCGCTTGACCTTCGCTCTGCCGGCGCAAACCTACAAGTTATCCACAGAAGCGTTCACAGCCTATCGCGAGTTCCAAACGTGGTATGAGGGCACGAAGCAGGACGAGCGGTTGCTGCACAGTGGCGACGTGTTCATGACGGCCTTTGGCAAGCTCGAGGGCACAGCGGGGCGCTTGATCTTGCTGTTCCATGTCATGGAGAACCCGTTTTGTCCACAGGTCGATGTCGATGTTGTCCACAGGGTGGTCCGGTTCCTTAGAACCTACCTGATCCCGGCTTACCGCTATGCTTTCGGCGAGGTGGGCGGCTCGAGTAGTTTCGACACCTGGGTGACGGATCACATCATCCACTACTGTGACCGGCAGACGATCACGATGTCGGAGATCAAGCGGTCGGCCCGTAGGCAGCTTGACGGGGCTGGCCCGTGGCAGGCTGATCAGATGGTGCTCAACGCGATGCAGGTGCTTGAGGTGGCTGGCTGGGTGATCCGCATGGATGACGGCACCAAGGAGAACCAGCACTATGCTCAGTGGGCCATCAACCCCAACCTAGCCCAGCAGTTCGGTGACTACAGGAAAAAGGTCATCCAGGCCAAGCAGCGGCAACTCGATGAGATTTACAAACTGTCAACGAAGGAAAAGCCCCGGGTGTACGGGGTTGACGATTGACGGGGACTTTCCCAACGTGAGCAACTGGATCAACCGGGACTTCTCTTACGTGAGCGTTTCGGTTTGACCGGGACTTCCCCAACGTGAGCAACCGGCTCAGGCGCCGCGGCCGCTGGCTCAAGGGCGCCCAGTAGGGCAGGGGCCAGGGCGTCAAGCATCCCCAGCACCTCGAGTAGTCGCACCGCGGCCGCATTAGGTGCCCGCTGGCCCGCGGTCCACTTGCGAAGGGTAAACACCGGCACCCCCAGTAGGTCAGCGGCCCGGGTTTCGGATAGCCCGCGGCGCCCCATGAAGGCCAGTAGGTCAGCGGAAAATTGTTTATCGGTCATGGTTCAGGGTCCAATGGAAAGCCCCCGGGGTTGACCGGGGGCAGGGTTTAGGGGTTACAGATCAAGCAGCCAAGCGATTAGTCCGGCAATACATAAAAGGGTCAGATATGCGACTAGGATCAATCGGGGTCCCCCGGATAAGCCCGCTCATATCGCTCCACATATCGAGCGGCCCGCAGATCCTCTTCGAGGGATTCAATCTGGGCAGTGGCCCGCCCAAGCGCGGCCTGTAGATCAGCGATCCGGGCCAGTAGGCCCGCAATAGTCACATCCCCCCGGGCATACGCGGCCCGCTCGAGTTCATCAGTGGTCATACAGTGGTTTCCTTTGGTTTTTGGGCTTCATTCAAAACCCGGGTAAATCGCTCGAGTCCTACGCGGTTAACAGTGGTATCCAAATCGGCCAGGGCAGCGGCCCGGGCTTCGGTAACAGTCAAATCGCGGGTTGCAATCGGCAAACCCTTATAAGTGGCGGTTAACCGGCAAACCCGAAACCCGCTGACCGGGTCAGACACAATCCAATCACCCTTGCCGGCAAGCACTGGTTCACGGTGCAGGGCCAGGCGCCAAGCATCAGACCCCCGCACGAAAATAATCGGGTAATAGGGCACATCCTCAAATTGCCCGCCTGCGCGGGCCATTTGAAAAGTTTGTTTTTTCGGCATAGTTTCCCCCTTTAAGCGGCAAGCCGCAGATTGATTACCCGGTGGCGCGATCCATGAGCGGGAAAGCCTACGATAGTATCCCGCTGACGCTGGCACAGCTGGCAAGTGGCGCAGCTGACATCATCGCGCTGGGTTGCAGGGCAGACCACCACACGGCGCCCCGCGGGGGTTACAGTGTTTTCCGACTGGGTTGACGGTAGCACCACCACCACCGGGCCCGCCCCGGTATCGGCTAAATAATCAGCATCTCGCAAATCATTGGCACTCAAGTTGATGGTAAAACCCCACTCGTTGGCGTGCCTGATCCACCTTAGGCTTGCCCGGTCCCGGTGGTGGGAATAAGTAAACCCCCTCCTGCCCCGGTTTGCCGCCACCAGCTGGCCCAACTTGACCGGGTCAACAGTGCCGCCTATCTTCGGCAGATCCCCCGCTTGATTGTGGCGCCACAGTTGACCGAGCGGCAGTGCTTCAATCGAGGTGCAGAACTGACCCCAGTCAGTGCCCCGGGTGCCGGCACTGACCGCGGCCCAATGCAGTGCCAGCGGCCCGGATGCTGCATAGCATTCTGACCGCATCGCACAGTCTGCCGGGCAGCTGTCCCGCTCAGTGGTGCTTACGGGTATCGGGCCAGTCTTAGCGTTTGCCGATTTGAGGGAAAGATGGACTCGCATTATTTGCCCCCCTTACGCGCAGACACGCGGACCACATGATAGGGGTCCCCATGCGAAGTGTGAGCGGTAATCAGTTGGTGCGAAGGGTTAAACCGGCGGGCTATCGTTTCCCAGTCAACCCGCTCACGCCCCGCCAACAATGACACAGTGGCGCGGTGCAAGGTGCCCTCGATTGTGGGCATGTTCGAGGAAATCAAAAATTCTTTGATGGTGTCCGCTTCAGCGGTCAGATCAGCGGTCAGGGCTTTGATCTTAGCCAGTCGGTCAACAAGGCCAGCAAGGATTGAGGGGGTTTCAGATTTAGTCATGGTTCGTCCTTTTACGGTTACGGGTTACGGTTACGCGGGGCTTGCGCCCCGCTGGGTTAATCAGCCCCGCACAATCGCGGGCAGCTGCATAAGTACGATCAGTGCGAAGGTGCCCAGCACGCCGGAGACGATCGCGCCCAGGGCGATCAGCCAGTCCGGGGGTTCTTTGCGCTTAGGGGTCAGATCGAAGTAGTGCCGGGTGTGTTTGCTCATGGTTACGGTCCTTTCGGGGTTACGGGTTACAGGGTTTCGGCTAAGTCGGACAGTTCGCGGCGCATGCCTTCGGGGACAGTTGTCCAAGAGTAGTTGTTTGCGTCATATGCGGCCATTACGCCCCGCTGGGTAAACATGCCGAAGTCAATCATCTCATCCTTGGTCAATCCGTTAGCCTTTACAGTGCCATCAATGTGACGGTCGATGTCAACAAAATAGATATCACCACTGTCAAGCAGTGCAGCTGCAATGCGCTGCCCCCTCTCGCTATACATGCGGCCAGTGTTGAACTTGATTGTTTTCATGGTTACGGTCCTTTCGGGGTTACGGGTTACGGTTACGGGGCACGGGGTTAATGATACCCAGCGGGTCAAATGTTGTCAAGCCCCGGATTTACCCTAACCCACTGGGTAATTATTTCAATCGATTGTGGTGGCTCAATAGATTTACCCAATGGGTTTGCCACTTTATGGGGGTGTGACAACTGCACTGGCCAGGGGGGTAAGGATTCTAGGATTCTGGAGAATCTGTGCCTTTTCAGAAAAGTCGAAAATCGGGGGGTCCCGTGCGGAGTGCACTTGACACACCCCCGCCTCCAAACACTCGTTTTGACCCAGTGGCTCGAGGTTTCGGGGCTTTTTCCTGACCCAGCGGGTCAATCCTGACCCAGCGGGTCAATCTAGCCCTGTGACAATGTGACGGGTTTTCACAAACCCGGAAAACCCAGCGGGTGCCGCTTGATCCCCTTGAAACCCTAACCCAGCGGGTTTTTGGGTGCCCGCGGGGCACTGACTGCCCCCGGGATTGATTGACCCAGCGGGTCAGGGTGCCGGGGTGCTGGGGCTATCCGGGCGCCCGCGGCCCGGGCCCCGCTGACCCCCGCGGCCGCTGGGGAGGGGGTGCCGGGGTGCCGGGGGGAGGGGGCCGGCGGGACCAACCGGTCCAGAACCAGCCCCCGCGAACCATTTTTTATTTTTTTCAAAATCCCATGACCCGAGTGACCCAGTGGGTTCATTGCATCTTAAAAAGAACCATGCTAGTATCCGCAGCACTATGGAACAAGGACATCCTCTACCCGTAGGCGCAGTTGTCGCACCTGCTACGTCTGCCGAGCAATCGCAGCAACTCGAGCAACTTAACCAACTCGAATTGCCCCAGTGGCTCTCTGTGCCTGACCCCAAGCCCCCTGCCTTATCGCCGGAGGCCAAGGCGTTGCTACAGACGCAGTACGAGCAGATGTTCGAGCGGGTCATTGAGCAGGTTTACCGCGGCCGCTCCCTGCGGTCCTTGCTCGAGGAGGACCATCGGTTCATCAGCTACGAGGACTTCCTGCGGTGGATCAAGCGTGATCCGATGCGCCATGAGCGGTTCAAGGAAGCGCAGGAGAGCAGGACCGAGTTCATCGCCGGCGAGATCCTTGAAATTGCCGACGCCGAGGACACGGTAGAGGACGTACAGCGGTCCAAGCTCAAGATCGACACTCGCAAGTGGCTCATGGGTGCGTGGAACAAGAAGAGGTATGGCGAGGTCAAGCAGGTCGAGGTGGCCGGATCGATCTCGATCACCGAGGCGCTCCAGCAGGCTCAGATGCGGATCGTTGAAGCTGAAGTAGTGGACGTAACCCCTCGACTGGAGGACTGATGCAGCGCCTGAGATACAGCCCCGACGAGGAGCAGCTGCTGATGACGCAGCTGTGGTCGCCCCAGATTGCCAACAACCCAGAGACGTTCGTCCTGTTCGCGTTTCCCTGGGGGCAGAAGAACACGCCACTCGAGCGGTTCAAGGGGCCGCGCAGATGGCAGCGCGAGGTGCTCCGTGAGATTGCCGACTTCATCCGGGACAACAAAGGCAGGCTGACCGGGGGTGAGCTGATCGAGGCGCTGCGCTCGGCGGTGTCCTCCGGCCGCGGGGTGGGTAAGTCGGCGCTGGTGTCGTGGTTGATCCTGTGGATGCTGACCACCCGGATAGGCAGCTCCGTCGTCGTGTCGGCCAACAGCGAGACACAGTTGAGGACGGTCACTTGGGGTGAGTTGACTAAGTGGGCCACGATGAGCATCAACGCCCACTGGTGGGACCCGTCGGCTACCAAGCTGGCCCCGGCTGCCTGGCTGACGGACCTGGTTGAGAGGGATCTGAAGAAGGGCACCCGGTACTGGGGCGCTGAGGGTAAGCTGTGGAGCGAGGAGAACCCAGACGCCTACGCCGGTGTCCACAACATGGACGGCATGATGGTGATCTTCGACGAGGCCAGCGGCATCCCGGACAGTATCTGGTCCGTGGCCGCGGGGTTTTTTACCGAGAACATCTTGGATCGGTACTGGCTGGCGTTCTCCAACGGCCGGCGCAACACCGGGTACTTTTACGAGGCGGTGGACGGCAATAAGCGGGAGTTTTGGAGGAGTCGCAAGATCGACGCTCGCACCGTCGAGGGCACCGACAAGTCGATCTACGAGCAGATCATCGCCGAGTATGGTGAGGACAGCGATGAGGCCCGGGTCGAGGTCTATGGCGACTTCCCCAAAAGCGGAGATGACCAGTTCATCATGCCGTCAGTGGTCGATGACGCCATGAAACGGCCTAAGTACAAGGACATGAGCGCACCCGTGGTGCTTGGCGTCGACCCGGCCCGGGGCGGCATGGACTCAACAGTCATGGTGGTGCGCCAAGGGCGTGACATCGTGGCGATCCGGCGGTTCAAGGGTGACGACACCATGACTACAGTGGGTAACGTCATCGACGCCATCGAGGAGTTCAAGCCGACTTTGACGGTAATTGACGAGGGTGGGCTTGGATATGGGATACTTGACAGACTCAACGAGCAGAGGTACAAAGTCCGCGGGGTGAACTTTGGCTGGAAGGCCAAGAACCCCGTGATGTGGGGTAACAAGCGGGCTGAGATGTGGGGCGCAATGCGGGAGTGGTTGAAAACAGCGGCCCTTCCCGCGGACAGACAGCTAAAAACTGACCTGACCGGCCCCATGAAGAAGCCCAACTCTGCCGGCACCATATTTTTGGAAGGGAAGAAGGAAATGAAAGCTCGAGGACTGTCATCGCCTGATGCGGCAGACGCCCTAGCCGTCACTTTTGCCTTCCCCGTGGCCCATCGGGAGTACAATTCCCGCACAGATGTCCGCAGATCCATGAATCAGGCGGGCGTTTCAACCAGTTGGATGGGGGCGTAATGGCTAAAAAAGGCGTGTCTCTAAGCGTTGGACGGGGCGAAAAGCTGCCCGTCAGCAAGGGCGCGGGCCTGACCGCCAAGGGCCGCGCCAAGTAC